GCAAATCTAATTAGTAACGAACAATACGCAAGAAAAGTAATACCTTTTCTCAAACCAGAATACTTTCAAGACAATAATGAAAAGATTGTCTTTGAAGAGATTAGTAAGTTTGCAGTAAAGTATTCTAAACTTCCTACATCTATTTCACTTCAAGTAGAACTTAATAGTAGAAAAGATTTAAACGAACAAACATATAAAGATATTACATCTTTAGTAGAAACTTTACAAGTAGACCCAGTAGATGATGAATGGTTAACACAAACCACTGAGCGTTTCTGTAAAGACAAAGCAGTTTACAATGCAGTTGTAGATGGTATTTCTATAATTGAGGGAAGAGATAAGAACAGGAAACCAGATGCTCTTCCTAGTCTATTAACAGACGCATTAGCAGTATCATTTGACAATAGAGTTGGTCATGATTACTTTAAAGATGCAGAGGCTAGATTTGAATACTATCATAAAAAAGAAAAACGTATTCCATTTGACTTAGAATTTTTTAATAAGATTACAAAAGGTGGTCTTCCTCAAAAGACTTTAAATATTGCTCTTGCAGGCACAGGTGTTGGTAAATCTTTATTCATGTGTCACATGGCTGCAAACTGTTTAAATCAAGGACGTAATGTACTTTACATTACACTTGAAATGGCAGAGGAACGTATCGCAGAAAGAATAGATGCTAACTTAATGAATATATCTATGGACAATCTTCATGATCTTCCTAAAAAAATGTATGAAGATAAAATGGAAAAGGTTTACAATAAAACAAAAGGTAAACTTATTATCAAAGAATACCCTACGGCATCAGCACATACAAATCATTTTAGAGCATTAATACAAGAACTAGCAATTAAGAAAAGTTTTAAACCAGATATTATATTTGTGGATTATCTAAACATTTGTGCTTCATCTAGATTTAGAGGTGGAACAAATATTAATTCCTACACTATGATTAAGTCTATTGCAGAGGAACTAAGAGGACTTGCAGTAGAAAATAATTTACCTATTTTATCAGCAACACAGACAACAAGAAGTGGTTATGGTTCAACCGATATTGGATTAGAAGATACATCGGAATCATTTGGATTACCTGCAACTGCTGACTTTATGTTTGCTTTAATTTCAACGGAAGAAATGGAAGAACTAAATCAAATAACAGTAAAACAATTAAAGAATAGATATAATGACCCTTCTACAAATAAGAGATTTGTTTTAGGGATAGACCGATCTAAAATGAGATTATATGATGTTGAGTTAGGTGCTCAAGACGATTTAGTAAACAGTGGACAAGAGGCAGAGAATGTTGCATTATTTGATAAAACTCAAGGGGGTAAATATGATAAATTCAGTAAAATCAAAGTTTAAAAGACATAAAAGATTTAAAGTAAAGATTGATGAAAGTAATATAAATTACCCCTATATTATGATTGACACAAAATTTAAAGATGTAATCATATCAAATTTTAAGTTTGAAGACGATGCTAATCATTTATGTGACTTTCAAAACAAAAATTGCACGTTTGGAAACTTTGAGTTTCCAAAATTTATGAGAACTTATAAGACATAAATATATTATGTAAAGTAATTGTAAATGGAGAATTTGAATGTCAATTAGAAAATATGTACAACAAGTACGAAGAAGACAGTCAACTTATAAACCACTAGTAGAAAAAGTACAAGAGATTGTAGAAAGCGCAGAGAATCTTCCTATAGATATTTTTCGTGGTTTAGAATATGAAAAATCTGATAAACTGTCCTCATCTAAAAGGGATGTAATTGTTGTCCGTTCAAAAGACAGAGAAACAGACCGAGACGAGATATTGCGTAATCTTAGACAAGCAGGTGTAACTGCTGATCTAGGTTCATCTAATTCATCGGTAGACCCTATCGATGGTACATACGAAGGTAGAGCATTTAGAATATTTGTCAAACCAATGTCAGGTGGTATGGCAGAAACAACTCTTAACGCATCTATCACAGAATTATTTCCTTGTATTGCATTTGAAAAAAATTTTAAACCATCAGACCCAAAATCTTTTCATGAATTTTGTTTAGACGTTGATGTTTCAAAACTTGGTTGTGTTGGTGAAAAAGATCAAAAGGCCGCAAAAGAAACAATTAATAAAGCAGATACATCTTCTAAGTTTGAAGATAAAATGAATAACGCTATTGCAATTCATAAATTTCTTACAGATCAAAATAAAGACAAACCTATTGCTCAAGTATATTGGGGATATAGAACAAAACCATTTGGTGTTCCAAAGAAACACCCTGGCGATGTTTTCTTAGTATATAGAGACAATAAAATTTTAGGTGTTAGTTTAAAAGCAGGTGGAAAGAAAACATCGGAACCACAACTAAACACTTATGTTAATCCTATTTTTAAAAATTTTAAACAAGAAAGAAAACTTGCACAAACTTATTCTAGAGTGTATAAAGAAGTATGGGGTAGAATCAAAGGAATGCCACAAGAAAGAAACTTTATGCGAGATAGAAAAACACAACAAATTTTAAGAAACTATGATAAGAAAAATAATAAACAATATGAAGCAGACTATAATACTTATCTTGAAATAATGAGAACAGCAGTTATTGATCTTTTTAATAGTAATAAAAATAATACTCTTCAATATATTAAAACAGAAATTTTAAGAGACGCACCAGATGTTCCTACAATGGTTATTAAAGCGTCTGGTACTGATTATGCAGAGGTAACTGATAAAGATGCGTTGGGTGTATTCTTACCTCAGGTTCAGTTTGTAAAAGCATATCCAAGTAGAACATCAAAACAAATGTGGTATATAGAATTAAAATCTGGTCAAGATAGTTTGACTATAGAAATGTCAATAAGAACAAATAAATCAGGTCATGCTGGAGTTAAAAAGTTAGGTCAGTTTTCTCTTGCAGTTAAATATAACGGATTAAAAAAATGAAGAAATTTTTAGAAGAACAAGACGGAACAAAAAATCTACACTTAGAACATTTAGAAGATCATATTCTAAACTTTGGTACAGATGGTGGAAGAGCATCAATAAACTTTTTAAGAAGTTTAAGAGATATGTTAGCAGGTTCTTCTAGATCGTCTGTTAATATGACTGTCAAGTGGGATGGTGCGCCTGCAATCTTTGCTGGCATTGACCCTGCTGATGGTAAGTTTTTTGTTGCAAAGAAAAGTGTATTTAATAAAAGTCCAAAGTTATATAAAACTAATAAGGAGATTGACAATGATTTATCTGGTCAACTTAACTCAAAGTTTAAAATTGCTCTCAAGGAGTTTTCAAAACTTAACATTAAAGGTGTACTTCAAGGCGACCTCATGTTTACAGATGATGTCGGAACTGATAAGATCGATGGCGAGAACTATTATACTTTCCAGCCAAACACTATCGTATATGCTGTTGCTGTTGACTCTGATATTGGTCAACAAGTAAAGAAAGCAAAAGTTGGTGTAGTATGGCATACAACATATGAAGGTAGTGAATTACAATCAATGAAAGCAAAGTTTGGTGCAGATGTTAGTAAACTAACTAAATCAAATTCGGTGTGGATGGATGATGCAACATATAAAGATGTATCTGGTAGATCAACATTTACAGAAAAAGAAACAGACGCAATCACATCAATATTAGCTGATACAGGAAGAACATTTAGAGCAATTAATGGTCCTTTGTTAAGAAAGTTTATGAAACTACAAGAGAGTATGACAGGGGCAATGGTAGGTGCAGGTTACAAAACATATAATAATAGTAAAGTAAGACAAGGACAAAAGATTACTAATCCTAAACAACATGCAAACGGATATTTAAAGTGGGTAGAAGATAGTTTACAGAAACAAATAGATAAAGTTAAAACCCCCAATGCGAAACAGAAATATAAAAATATACAAAAACAATATATAATTGAACTTAGAAAACATACTAATAATCTTACTAATATTGCGAAGTTTCAAAACTTACTTATAGATGCTAAAATGCAGATTGTAAGAAAACTAAATAATGTAAAGCAACTGACTGACACTTTTATTAAGACTAGTAATGGATTTAAAGTGACAAACCCAGAAGGTTATGTCGCAATTGACAGAGTATCGGGTAATGCAGTAAAACTAGTAGATCGAATGGAGTTTTCGTTTAATAACTTCACAGCGATAAAGGCATGGGACAAATGAAGCACTTTAAAGAATTAGCAAAAGACTTAGAAGAAATCAGAGTCGTTAATATGGTTCAAAGAAGAAAGATGGCAAGAAAGATGAGAATGCTTGCCAAATCATCAGCATTCAAAGCAAAAAAAGCTAGATCGATGTTAAGAGTGGCATCACCAGAAAAAATCCAAATGAAAGCAAGAAAACTTGCTAAGAAAAAGATAGTAGGCAAATACTATCCTAATTATAATGACATGTCCCCACAAATGAAAATTAAAGTTGATCAAAGAATTGCATCAAGATTTGGTGCGATCATTGGTAAGATTGCACAACGAGCAGTTAAGAATGTAAGAAGAAACGAAATATTAAAAGTTAAAAAGGCAAGAGCCGCAAAGGCAAATAAAGCAGATGAAAAAATTGGAAAAATTTAGTCTCTACGAGGCACCAGGAAAGGGCGAAGTTGTATTTACATTTGGTAGATTCAATCCACCAACTACTGGTCACGAAAAACTTATTAATAAAGTAAAGTCAGTTGCAGGTAGCAATGACTATAAGATTTTTCCCTCATATACACAAAATCAAAATAAAGACCCATTACCTCATGCGTTAAAGATAGCATACATGAGAAAGATGTTTCCTAGACATGCAAGAAATATTATTGCAGATAAGAAAGCATTAACTGCGATGAACATTGCAACAGCATTATACGATCAAGGTTATACAGAATTAACTATGGTTGTAGGTAGTGATAGAGTTAAAGAGTTTGAAAGATTACTAACAACATATAATAATGTGTCAGGTAAAAGACATGGGTTTTATAATTTCAAAAAAATTAAAGTAGTTTCTGCTGGGGATAGAGACCCAGATGCAGAAGGTGTATCAGGTATGTCTGCAAGTAAAATGAGACAAGCCGCAGTTGATGGTAAAGTACAAGACTTTGAACAAGGAGTACCATCAGGTTTTAAAGACGCAAGAAAATTATATAGAGACGTTAGAAAGAACATGGGTATTCGTGAACAAAAAGACATGGGTAACATGAATGATTACGAATCATTAAGAGACGCTTATCTAACAGGTAAGATATGGAACATAGGTGATATTGTTGAAGCAAATAATATATCTGGTGAGATTATTCAAAGAGGTACTAATTATGTTGCATTCAAAGATAAAACAAACAAAGTACATAAAGCTTGGTTAAATGATATTAACGAAGATAAAGAAGTAAAACAAGACAAAGACATTAAAGATAGAGAAGGTACACAACCTGCAAAATATTATGCTAAAGATGCTGAAGGTGATAAGATGTCGAAATCTACTAAACAAGCAAGGGCAAGACACTTTGCAAAATATGGAAAGAAGAATGACGATATGGATAAAAATTATAAACCAGCACCTGGCGATGCAGGTGGAAAAACTAAACCATCTAAACATACTAAAAAATATAATCAAATGTTTGGTAAAGAAGAATATGATTCCCCTTACTTCAATGAAAAGATTGACGGACTAGTTAAGAAAGCAGATAAGTCAGGTATGCCTTATAGTGTTTTGAAAAAAGTATATGACAGAGGAATGGCCGCATGGAAAACAGGACATAGACCTGGTACAACACCACAACAATGGGCATTTGCTAGAGTAAACTCTTTTATTACTAAATCAAGTGGAACATGGGGTGGTGCAGATAAAGACTTAGCAAAAAAAGTTAAAGGTGAGTCATTTACATATCCTAATGAATATGCAGCTCATACAAGAGACGTAACACCAGGTGAGAAAAAGAAAATTACTAAAGAAAACATTGATGAGTGGTTTGTTTCTGAAAACACTAGATTTGAATATGCATTAAGATTCGAAGATGATTGGTGGTGGAAACTAAATGAAACTCATGATGCAATGTTAGAAAAGATCGGTGTGTCTTGTTGTGAACCTTGCGAAGAAGAAACAGTAGATGAAAGTCTATGGGCAAACATTCATAAGAAGAGACAAAGAATTAAACAAGGTTCTGGTGAGAAGATGAGAAAGAAAGGTGACAAGGGAGCACCTTCACCCGATGCAATCAAAAGAGCAAAAGGTGAACAACTATCATTCAAAGAATATCAAGAAACTAATGCTTGGGGTGAAATAGAAGAAGATGCT